GAAACGGAGCACCGGCTCCGTCATGCAGGGATAGCCTCCTGCATCTGATGATGACAGGCTATAAGGTGGTGATGAGATGGGACAGATGCTAACCGCAAAGCAGGTGGCAGAGGTCAAAGGATGCAGTGGCAGATACATTAAAAGGTTAATTCAAGAAGGTAAGCTTCAGGCACAGGAAGTCCTGAATGATAAAAACAGAAAGACCTATCTGGTACCGCTGGAGGCTCTGGATGAGGAGCTGCAGCAGAAATGGTATCAGATGAATCTAGAGAACCCGTCGGAGGAGATAAGCACTCCGGAGCCGGTACCGGATAAAAAGGCGGTAGACCATTTCTCGGAAAGCGAAAGGCAGGAGATTGATTTTTGGATCAGCCTTGTGGAGCAGTGGCAGCAATACCGGATGAAGCCGGGAGTTACCTGCAAAGCAGATGTTGATAAGAAATTTGTTACTTTATGTGGACTGGAATATCCGGACAAAGAGATTTCTGTTGATATCCTGTACCGGAAGTGGAAAGCGGTTAAAGAAAATGATTTAGACGGTCTCATTGACAAGAGGGGCAAATGGAAAAAGGGAACCAGCAGCATTGATGATACGATATGGCAGGCGTTTCTGTATTTCTACCTTGATGAGAGCCAGCATCCGATCCAGAAGTGCCTGGACTACACCAAAATGTGGGCTCAGGAAAAAAGACCAGATTTATACACCGACATTCCAAGCTATTCCGCTTTTTACCGCAGACTCAACAACGAGGTGCCGGAAGGTGTCAAGGTGCTGGGACGTGAGGGACATAAAGCCTACAATGACCGCTGCGCTCCGTTTATCCGAAGACTTTATGAGGATATCGAAAGCAATGAGTGGTGGATTGCTGATAACCATACCTTTGATGTCATGGTAAAGGACAAGAATGGAAACATCCACAGACCTTATTTGACAGCATTTCTGGATGCACGAAGCGGTATTTTTACCGGATTCCATATTACATACAATCCCTGCTCCGAGGCTACACTGATAGCACTGCGGAAGGGAATCCTCAAATATGGCATACCGGATAACATCTACGTGGATAATGGTCGAGAGTTCCTGACCTTCGATATCGGAGGCTTGGGACACCGTAAGAAGAAACCAAAGGATGGTGAGGAGAAATTTGAGCCACCGGGAGTATTCAAGAGACTTGGCATTAACATGACAAATGCGATTGTCCGGAATGCGAAGGCAAAAATCATCGAGAGACGGTTTGAGGATGTTAAAAATGACCTTTCAAGGCTTTTTAATACCTACACCGGAGGAAGTGTGGTGGAGAAGCCGGAGCGATTGAAATTCGTACTGAAGAAAGACCAGATTTATACGGATGAGGAATTTGAGGAGTATGTGACAGCGGTTCTGGAGTGGTATTTCAACATGGAAGCCTACAACGGAGCTGTGGAAGCCGACAAGGGAAAATGCAAGATGGATGTTTTCAACGAGCATCTGAAACGGAAACGTGTGGCATCGGCTGAGGAGCTTAATCTCATGCTGATGAGAAGCACTAGACCGCAGCAGGTTACAAGGCGAGGAGTTCACTTGGATATTGGAGGTGGACGCATCGACTTCTGGAATGATGATTTTGTACATCTGATGCTCGGAAAGAAAGTTTACTTCCGTTATGATCCGGAGAATTTAAGCGAGGTCAGAATTTACGATCTGGAAGACCGTTACATTATGTCAGTACCTGCAGACAATACCGCAGTTCTTTCCTACAATGCCAGCAAGGATGATGTCAAGGCAGCGATGGCGAAGACCAGAAGGCTGGAGCGTATCGCAAGGGAATACAAGGAAAACGCTATTCTGGCAGATGTGGACAAGATTACTGCAATGGAGCTTGTGCTTAAGCAAGCCGAGCGAAACAAAGCGAACTATCAGGGCAAACCGAATCCATCCCTGCTTGAGGTTCAGAGGGCAGACGAAGAACCAGTATTCAAGAAAGTGGTTGGCGGTGCAGACCTTGATGTAATGAATAGAAATGCAGCCATAAGGCGAGGAGGTAAATGATGAGTAAACAGTACAACACAAAGCTTCAGGAGAGATTAGAGAAGTTCCTGAAGGACGAAAATTTGAGTCAGGCAAAGGCAGCCCCGATTCTTGGAATCAGTCAGGCAGCACTCAGCCAGTACCGCAGAAGTATGTACGATAAGGGCGATATTGAAGCGGTGGAAAATAAGCTGAAGGAGTTCTTTCAGATTCAGGAAGAGAAAACACAGAATGCGCAGAAAGCGGAACCTTTCAGAACCAAGACTTCAGCCGGGTACATACCGACAACCATTTCCGAGGAAGCGTACAAGCTGATCCGGTACTGCCAGCTGGAGAAGGGAATTGTAGTTATTGATGGGGATGCCGGGATCGGAAAGACGAAAGCAGCAGCCAAGTTCCTGCAGGACAATCCTTCAACAACAGTTTATGTGAAAGCAACACCGAGTACCGGCTCAACAAGAAGCCTTTTAAAGATGATTGCAAAGACATTAAAACTCCCTGAAAACCAGCGCACCGAGGATTTATCGGTATCCATTCAGGAGAAGCTCAGAGAGACTGATAAGGTTATCATTATCGATGAAGCACAGAATCTTAAATTCCTCACTCTGGAAGAAATCAGAGGGTGGGTAGATGAAGATATATTTACCGGAAAGCCGGGTATTGGAATCGTACTCATCGGAAATGTGGAAGTCTACAATAAGATGCTCGGAAAGCAGGAAGCAATTTTCGCCCAGCAGTTCAACCGCACGAAGCTCCATGGAAGGTACCGCACATCGGATATCCAGAGAGAAGACGTTGTCAAATTCTTCCCGGTGTTGGAAGAGAAGGGAATGCAGAAAGAGATTGACTACCTTCTGAGCATCAGCCACAGCAAATGGGGAATTCGTGGAATGGTGAGTGTGTTCAATAACGCAGTCAACAACGAGGATATTTCCTTTGAGGGGCTGGAAAAAATGGCAAATACAATGGGAATCCGCTTCATATAGGAGGGCAGGACATGGAAAAGTGTTATATCGTGACTGTGATATGCCTGACGCTGATTGTACTGGCATATATCGGGAATAAAAAGGACAAGAAGTAAGAGAAAACGGAGGTAAATGCAAAATGAAGAACCCTAAAGAAAGAAGTACCGCAATTTTGGTCGGTGTAGCTGCTGGTGCAATCTTGATGGCACTTATGTTTATGATTGTATTCGGCTTGCATACTGGAATAGCCGGGGTGGTACTGGTACTGCTGATTGTTGCAGTATCTGCAATATCAGGATGGTTAATAGGATGGAATCAGCGTATCCAGAGGAGTAACTATTACTCATACATGAAAGGGTACCGTGAGGGATTGAAAAAGAAAACGCTGATCATTAGGCATCCGGTATGCGAATGCAAATTCACGTTTCCGGATAGATAACAATGTGCCGGGGCTTATGCCCCAGCCTTAATGCAGCCACTGAATGGTGATGGTCACAAGCCCATGAAATGCAGAGTGAGGCAAAACTGAATAAAAGGAGGATTCAGGCATGGTGGTATGTCCTAAGTGCCGGAAACCATACACTGGACGTCCGGCATTGTCGAGGGTGGATAATAAAACGGATATCTGCCCGGATTGCGGTATGAGAGAAGCTATTGAGAGTATACCGGGGATGAATGACAGAAAGAGAATTGATCCGGCAGAACGCACAAGAAGGTTGGTACAATCCACCGGAAACCGATGGGCGATGGAAAATTTCAATGCAACACACAGTTGAGGTCGGGAGGTGATGAGGTGCCGGGAAAGATTACGGTGAGGAATTACACCACACTGACAGATTATGCAGCATTGCTACGAGCTGGAATGTACCTTGCTGGAAAGAAGGAAGAGGCAGAAGATAATGGATTCCGGTTTAAGGTTACAGAGAGTGAAAGGCATGGTGTAGTGGTAAAGATTGCGGAGGTGGATAAGTGAAGAATGGAAAGAAGCCGACACTGGCACAAAAGAAGTTTCTGCAGGATACCGGGCTGGATTCTGAAAAGTGGCTGATCGTTAAGGACACTCCAGAGGAGATGGTCATTGTCAGCAGAATTGCCCTGCAGAGGAGGAGTGGAAAAACAAAGACTATCAGAAAGGCGAAGAAATGAGCGAGAAATCAGATGTTAAGGTTCCGGAGGAAATTCGGAAAGGATGGGAAGAGGCAAGGTTGTGTGCCAACCTGATCCGGGAAGGTAAAGCCAAGATTATGATTGCAACCAGAAAAGACGGTACCACGTACCGATACACGAAGCCAAAGTAGGAGGTGCAGCATGGTTTTAAGAGAAGAAATGTACTTTGAGCCGAGGACAATCAGTCCGGCAGGAAATATCCGCTGGTTCGGAGAAATCTACACGGCACCACAGATGCTCTGTCATATAGAGCAGACGGTCTATATCAGGGACAATGGCAGGATGTTATTTATCTACGAGTTAGACAGTGACAAGCTGTCAGAGGAAGAGAAGATTGAGGCTGTGTTTACACTGATCTGTAAGATTGAGAAAACGGACAAAGGACACCGCTACGGCAGGAAAATTACATAAGGGGCGAAAAGCCCCTCCTAATGCAGCCACCGTAAGGTGATGGTCACAAGCCCATGAAATGCAGAGTGGGAGAGGAGGACAGCATGATAGCAAGGATTGTGTGGACGATCCTACGGTACCCGGTTGGAGCCGAAGTCGGCTTTGCGGATGAATTCACAACTGAATATCGGACAGTGATGGGATACCATTACGCTCATGGAGCCTTCTATGTGCTTTTCTCCGAAGGAAACATGGTACACATGAATCAGCTGGATAAGCTGGTTGTATCAGTAAAAATCAAAAAGGAGGAAACAAGATGGATGCGACAAAAAAAGTGACCAAAAGTGGAGGTATTACTCTTCCGAGAGGTATCCGTCAGGAAACCGGTATTCTTCCGGGGGTTCCGGTTGACATCAGAACGGACGAGGAGGGAATTCATATCTCCAAGCACGTGCCGACCTGCTTCCACTGCGGAACGGTAGATGATGTACAGACGGTCTGCGGAGTTGAAATCTGCAGGAGCTGCGCTGGGAAGATTGCGGAGGTGTTTGAGTGATGAATGATATGGCAGAAATCAAAGCAAACGCTGACCGATTGGTGGAACTGACCAACCAGCAGAGCGTAATCAAAGCAGAGATTGACGAGATCAAAGCATGGTTCGAGAAAATTGCAACAGATGACCTGAAGGATACCAAAAAGAAGACTATTGATTACTGGGGCAGCAATAATTCCAAGGTGGTGGTCGGAAACAGTGAGACTGTGAAGCCGGTTTCCATGACAATGGTTAAGAAGCTGCTGGGTGATGTATTTGAGGAATTTGTGAAGGAGGATACGTCCTACAAAATGACAGATCCATGCAAGAGGCTGTTTGCAATGATATTTCTTGGCAATTACACTGAAGGAAGTCTGGATGAAACCATCAAGGCAATAACAGCAGACGAGAAGATTCAGCGGACACTCAAAAAAAGCTGAAAGGAAAGTATGAAAAAGATACAGAAACCTTGATAAAGCTGGCTGGGCTTCCGGAGCAGGAAGCAAGTGACTGGGCATATCTCACTGCTGAGATTATTAACTGGGAATGGATATTGCAGATATTGAAAGCAGCAGAATGGAAAGGAACACCGCAGGAGGCTATTGAAATTATCCGGGCAGCCGTTATTGTGGATGAAGGAATCAAGGTAACTGTGGAAGCTGAAAAAGGGAAATAACCGGAAGGGAGAGGCAGATGAGAACAATAGAGCAATTCCAGATCAGAAAAATATATGCTATCGGCAATGCACTTGGTATCAAGGCTTCCGGAAGCGAGGACGAACTCCATGCGCTGGTAGGCGGAGTGACAGGGAAAGACTCCATCAAGAGCCTTACATATCAGGAGGCTTGTGCAGTGATTGCACGTCTGGAAGAGCTGCAGGGGAAAACTGTCTCTCCAAAGCCACGGAACAGCAAGCCTAAGGAGCATGAGACCAGACCAGGAGGAGTTACATCCGGTCAGCAGAAAAAAATCTGGTTTCTCATGTATGAACTGAAAAAATGTGATGAGGTGCCAAACGATGTGCAGCTGGGGGACAGGCTTTGTGCGGTAATTAAAAAAGAGTTTGGTGCGGATGCCGTTGCCAGGAACCCATTTGCATGGATTACTTTTGAACAGGGAAATAACCTGATTGAGATTTTAAAGAGATATGTGGCAAGTGCCAGAAAGAGAGGCGAGGCATAGTGGATTTGTTGGAAATGGTGCAAATGGAAAATCTGGACGAGGAGCAGAAAGTGCTTGCGGAACTGATTGGACTGGAGGCTTTCAAGAGCCTCGTGAGGGCTTTTAATGGCACTTCCATTTACATTCCGAAAATTGAAAGTCTGGAAAAAACAGTTCGTGACGAACTGATTAAAGAGGAGTTTGACGGAAGCAATTACAAAGAACTGGCTCTGAAATATGGATTGACAGAAACGTGGATTCGCAATATAGTTTTAGACAAAGCAAAAGAGATAAAAGCCAGACCGATAGATGGTCAGATGAATCTTACGGACTTCTTAGAATGAATATATTTTCTTAAGTGCTTTATTTTAATATTTATGATTTAGGAGATACACTTGTGTTAGACACGCAGGTGTATCTTTTTTTGTGCGAGGTGAGAGGATGAGCGAATGGATTATAACTACAGCAATCACATTGGGAATTGGAGTGATTACATATTTTCTGAAACGCACCATGAGTCAGGTTGACAAGCATGGAGAGGAGATCAGAAGGATAGACAGTGAGAGGGTTACTAAGACAGATCTGAAAGAAAGCACCGAGGAATTAAAAAAAGACATCCGGCAGATTCGTGAAGACTATACACCCAAGAACGTGCATGAAAAAGATTTTGACGAATGCCGGGCTGATATCAAACAGATCAAAGCAGAGTATCTGACGAAGGATGATTTTATACGGGAAATGAACAAGATGGACAGAAAGCTGGATCAGATGCTGGAACTTATGCTGAAGAAGTAGGAGGTCGAAGAGATGAGCAGAGAAACAGAAAAAAGGCAGCTTCGGGCTGGCAACTTTACAATGAACAATGGCAGGGTGCTGTCGACAATAAACCTGCTCCGGGAAAAATACAATGCCCTCCGGAGTGTGGAGAAGGCGGTCAGCTACGAAGGCATTGAAAAGCAGGAATTTGTAGACAGCGTTAATTTCCTTGCAGAAGAGGGCTATATCTATCTGAGGGATATTAAAACACGTGAAGATGCATCCCTTGCGGACTGTGATTATCAGACACTGGAAGCCAAAGTCACTGGAAAAGGCATCCGGCTCCTTGGCGGTGGAATATCTGATAATATGGTTGATCTTGGCGATTAACGATGGAGCAGAAGGAGAGAAGACGTAGCACCGGTAAGGTGGACAGATTACCGCCAGAGCTGAAGGACACTGTGGAGCAGATGCTCCTGACCGGCTGCACATATAAAGAAATTGTTACATTTCTGAAAGAAAACGGCGAAGAAATGTCGCAAATGGCGATCTGTACTTACGCAAAGAAGTATCTTGCCACTGTGGAGATGATAACGGTGGCACAGAGCAATTTCTCCATGCTGATGGATGAAATGAACCGGTATCCCGATCTGGATACTTCGGAAGCTCTCATCCGTCTGGCAAGCCATCATGTCATGAATGCCCTTA